AACACGGCCTTCAGATTCCATACGAGCAAAGTCTTGTTTAGCTTGACCACGAAGGTCTTCAAAGAACTTTACGCCGTAGTAACGAACAACATCAGCAGGAACAACGTATTCACCTTCTGACAACTGAGCAGGGATATCGTCTCGTACTTCTTGGTCTAGGCTTCCTGTAGGAACCTCGTTGCCTGTTACAGGTTCAACATCTGTGCCGTCATCCGCAAGACCACCTTCTTGGTATAGTTTATCCATAATTTACTTTATCCCTTAGTTTCTGTAGACTACGAAGTGTCTTTAGTTCACCTTGACAACGGTACAAGTCTTTTGGGTCATCAAGCTGAGCCATCTGTTTATTAACCCTGTCTACTCTTTCGTCTAGTTCTTCTAGAAATGACTTCCAAAGATCAGGACTATTGACCAACATTTTTAGACTCATAGTGTTTCTCCTCCTTCACCGCCGGGTGTGCCTGTAAAGCCCTGTGTGCCCGGTGGAGGCGCTGTACCAGTCCCTATGGTGCCACCCCCACTCCCTTGGGTATCAGCCGCCTGAGCCCCTGCTGGAGCCGCTGTGGAGCCCTGTGGAGCTTGGGGACCACCTTCTGCTTGCTGAGGCGGTGGGTTTTGTTCTTGGAACTTTTTAAGGACTTCAGCTTGGAGAGCAGCTTCTTGCATACTGTTCGCAACTTTGTCTGGGTCAAGGTCCATACTCGAAGCAATTTCACGCACAAGGTAATCAAGACGAGCAAAGGGAGCAAGAGCAGGGTTTTGCACCACACCAAGAAACTGCATAAGACGCTGACTACGTACTTCATTAGCCATCAAGCTTTGAGTGCCTTCAGCTTTAACTTCAAGGTCACCTTTAATCTCAGGGTCAAAGTCAAACTGCATATTAAAGGCAAAGAGTGCTCGACCAAGAGGACCAAGAAGGTAGTCGTCTACGTTTTTAACTACACTACGAATAGAGCCGTTAGCCGCAGACATAAGCATAGAGATACCAGAAGCTGTCCGTCCGACACCACTCACACCAGTCTGACCATGAGCAAAGGAAGGGAATCCAGTAGATTCATCTGCAAGTACACGAGCTTTGTCAAACATTTGCATATTTTCATTTGACACGTTAGGAAACTTTGTGCCAAAGATAGCTTGACCGGGCGCTCCACCTTCTCGACGGAATACTTTACCGGGGTACACTTCAAGGTCTTGACCGGGGACAAGGTTTGACTCGTCCACCTCAATAAGCAAGTTACCGCTAAGAGCAGCATTGTCTACCGCCATACGCATAAAGCCATTCATAAGTGTTTGCGTATCGTCCATGTTTTCTGCAACACCAACACCAAACATACTGTAAGGGTTCATTTCGTAAGGAACAGCGTAGTAGGGAATAATTGTAGGTGTAAAAGGATTCATTACAAGACGAAGAACACGTCCATTGCAAACCCAAATATTCACACTAACAGCATCTTTTTTACGAAGACTACGAGGAATGTCTACGTTATGGTCTTCAAGAACTGTGCGGTCTACATTACCCCAAAACTCAAGGACTTCGTAACGCTCAGTATGAACTTCTTCTGCATCATCTTCCATAGCTTGTTCCCACCACTCTTTAGTGTAGGACTCACCCATTTCGATTGCAGTGTTAATTTCATTCTCACGGAAGTAAGGACGGTTCTTAAGAGCGCGAAGTTGACTACGAGACATTTTGTGACGTTCTACAACGTACTCAGCCTCTTCCATATTGTGAGCGTCAGGGTCGGGATAAAAGTTCCACAAAGAAACACTAGAAGTGCTAGGGATAGTTTTAACCAAAGGTTCGTAAACACCTTCGTCGTTCCAGTTAGGGTACTCTTTGTCAATAGCAAACGGACCCTTCATGACACCTGTACCAAACAAAGCACACTCAAAGGCAGTAGCCCGAAGATGCTTTTTAGCCTGAGACTCTTCTAGCTGGTCATGAATTTTCTTTTGCATTTTCTTTGCAGCAATTTCTGCAGGAGCAAAAGTAATCTGGGACTGAAGTTTACCCGGACCTTCCTCTAGGTTTTCAACACCTTCAAGGTCTTTCTTAAGCGGACCAAGGCGTTCCCGAAGGTCAGCCATAGTTTCACCGGGAAGTAGCTTAGGCATTCCTTCTGGTTCTTCAGGGGCACCAAGCTGTTCTTTAGCGTCAAGAAACTGTTGATTGGTTTCTAGATAAACAGACTCTGCCACACCGTCAGGAAGCCTAGTGGGAGCAATAGTGATAGGAAAATTATTGTTTCCCAGAAGAACTTCTGCAATCTGCCCGTAAGCAGCAAGCACTTTTGTTTTAGTTACTTTTACAAATACACGAGACTTTTCAGTAGAGGTAAACTGAACATCAGGTCCATACAAACCGCGATAGTTACGGTAAGCTTGAAGCCAGCGACGCTCCTCTGTCTCTCGGGCAGTCTCTGCTTTTGTAAAACGTTTTTGAACGTAAGCAACAATACTACCAGCAGACTCGTCAGCAGCCATTGTACCTGAAGTATCATCAATAGCTTCCATTTCTTCAGAGTCAAATGTGAGATCGTCTTCTTCCATGTTTTACCTCTAGTAGCCGAATTTTGAATCAGCGGGATTATATTTGTTAAGACCCATAGTAGGGTCATAGTCAAACAAGTTGCTTTTAGGGCGAGACATTAGACCGTAACGAAGAGCGTCATAAAGGTGGTCTTCTGATTTAGTGTCTACGTCTTCTGGGTTGTTTCTGTCCAAAGGCAAAGCAGGGAGCTGAGCAATTAGATTTTTACAAGTATTAAAAACAACCATACGGGGTTCTTCAGTAAAGGTGTCTACTTGAAGCCTACGGTGTATTTCGTTTTTACCTGCAACTCTGGAGCCAGCAGAACGATCAGACGGTCTCCAACGACAACCTTTTCGTATCATTGTCTCAGCAAGGCTTGGACCAGTGTCTCCTCGTTTGTGCCAAAGAGACGAGTCAAGAACACCGTAGCGTACTTTTTCATGTTCTTCAGCTTCAAGGACCATATCAGCAAGGTCTGTAGCAAGTACCCTAGAAACGTAAAGTTCTTTGTAAACAATCAACTGTTCGTCAGGTGCTACTGCAAACCAAAGAACACCAGAGTATGAACCATAGCCATAGTCACATGCTCTAAACTTTACCCAGTTCTTAGGAATTTCAAAAGGTTCAACAACGTGTATATTGCGGTTAAACTCTGGAAAAGCTGCTCCTTCATTGATGTCCCAATCACCTTCAAGAAGTCGTCTGCGTTGGTGTTCAGGAAGAGAAAGAAGGTTTGCTTCGTACAACCCATCATCAGACAGGTAAGGGTTATCAAAGAGTGTGGCTGGAACAAACTTACGTTTAAAAAGTGGCTCACCTTCTCTAGAGTGTCCTTTAGGCCAAGTAATCGTTTCACCTGAATCAATATCTGTTGCCCAAAAAGATTTACCGGGTGTATCTGGGTCTACAAACATTTTCTTAACCCAAGCATGTCCGGGACCACCGGGGTTACTTGTAGCTCTTTGATACAAACTTAGACCACTATTTTTAGTTGTACGAAGACGAGAACGCATGTAGTTCCAAGCGTGAGGGCTAGGCCATTGTGTAAGTTCGTCAAAACCAATCCAGTTAAAAGCCTGACCTTGGTATCGCATTACGTCATCGTCACGATCTAGGTACGAGAGCCAGAGTGTTGCTCCTGAGGGAGCGATCCATGTTTTGTCTCTTTCGAGGAACTTAATGCCCGGAATAGCATCAGGGTAAAGCTGTTTTGAAACATTGATAAGTTCCCTTAGTTCTTCAGTTGATCGACGCACAAGAAGCATCTGAGCTTTAGAGTTATTAAAGTAACGAACAGGGTCAGCCAACATTGCGTAACTTTTACCACCACCCGCTGCCCCTCCATAAAGAACCTCTTGTTCAGAGGAAGACAAGAATGTAGTTTGAGGACCGGGGTTTGGTTGGAAAATAACCCTTTGAGCTTTTTCAGTGTCTACTTTCTCAGTCTGTGGCTGAGCTGGAACTGTCTTCTGCGTCTCTTCGGGTTTTTGCTCCGATACGTTGGTTTTCAAGTTTTTCTGCTTTTTCAAGGGCTTTTTTGTACCTTTCGGCAAAGTACCTTTGGTTTGCAGCTTCTGTCTTGCGTTTGTACTCAAGCTTCACCCTATTATAAAGTCCTACATGAGAGATAGGTTTACCGCTTTGTTCACTTAGCCAAGCAGCAACTTGTCGGTAGGAGTACTGTTTAAGAAACTTTTTGGCTTGCTCCATAAGCTCTAGTTCATCGGGGATAGGAAGTAGAATGTCCTCATCGTTAGGGTCTTGTTCGTAACCCCAAGGAATCTGTCTACCTATCCTAACTACTGGGTGCCAAATGTACTCATCTTCTACCTCATCTGGGAGGGGTAGTTTCCAATCACAAGTAAATTTAGTCATCGTTACTTTGTTTAGCTGGAAGAATAAAGACTGGAGCGTCTGTTTTTACATCCATCTTTTCTGTAGGTTTAAATCCACCACGATCAAGAATGTCTTTAGCGGCAGTCATCTTTTCTTTGTTACCAAGGTCTGTTGGATTAAGCATTACTTCGTTCATAGACCAAGCTGCTTTTACCCCAAGTTTACTGATATACTTTTTAGTAAGTTCAAAGATTTCTTGTTCAAGAGAGTCTACAATAGACTGAGTATGTACGTTATCACTGTAGCCAGCCAAACGCTTAGCTTCGACAAAGCTACCTTGAGCCTCTTGAAAAAGAACCTCTAGGAATTTCTGTTGTTTGTCTGTGAGTTTACGTTCAGTCATTTTAACTCTTACTCTTTCGGTTCGGAGGAACAGAAGCTCCTGCAAGTGCTCTAATTAGCTTGTTGTTTTTGTCCCTAAGTTCAGGCCCTTTTTTAGCCGGAGGTTTAGGTGGGCCAAACTTCT